CCATCTACACCACTTATGCCTGAATAACCGCTTGTGCCTGAATAACCGCTTGTGCCAACTACACCAGAGTAACCAGATATTCCTGATGCACCAGAGTAACCAGATGTTCCAGATGCACCACTATGGCCGCTCCAGCCAGATATTCCACTATAGCCACTTAGACCCGCAACTAAAACACCACCTAAGGTAACACCATCGCCAACGTATAATTTATTCGTGTCCGTTGTATAAATTAACTCCCCCAATAGTGGTGTTATAGTTAAACGCTCTGCGTCTGTTCCGCGTTTTAATCGTAGGCTTGCCATTAATAATCCTCCTTAAACAAATGTGCCAAAATCTATATTAAGCACATTTGCTGGTGCTGTAAAAGTTCCGAAATCTAAATCAACATTAATGTCAGATGTTACCATCCAAGTTCCAAAAATTTGTGTAAAATTATTGTTTATTTTTTGATATGCCGTTCTTAACGGATCACCTGTACCATCATTTGGTAGCGCCCCTACATTAATTATTTGTTGACTCATTTCTATATCCTGTACACGTGTTATTACTATTTATCTACCTTGGTAATAAAAAAGGGGCTATTTTACTAGCCCCTACCCTCCCATCCCTGGTTAAGTATATGTATTTATACTTTTTTATTACAATTGTCTCCGTGCCATCTTGCATAACCATTAACTGCAATAAACTTATGGCAGTGTGGGCATTGTTTTTTTGGCTTCTTTTTTCCCATATTTGCTAGTGATCTTGCTTTTTTTTCTTCTTCAGATTGTTTTCTACCACGCATTGATTGACTAATTTTTCTTTTAGTGGCTTCACTTAAGGATCCATCGAACCCTGGTTGTTTACTCTTATGGTTTTTGGACAGGTTTTCAATCCACTGCTGGTTGAATTCGCCACGTTTTACCCCTTTCTTTTTTTCACTAATTTTTAATTTTGTTGATTCTTTTTTGGCGCCATTTTTTTCTCCAGTATTTGCTTGTTTAATTTTTAATTTTGTTTCCTCTGTGTGTTTTTTGCCAAAAAATCCATTATTTTCTCCTTTAAACTTTAAACTTTGTAATTTAGAGTACTCTTCTTTTAGTTGCTGATATACGCTAGCCGTTATTTTTGTACTATATCTAGTTTGATTTTTATTTTCGGCCCGCATAATGCGTAATGCATTTAACATTTTCCAGTGTTCTTCACCAGTTTTGTATATTTTAATTAATAGCCAGTGGCAAATAAAATGTTCACGCGCTGTTAATTTAGTAATGTTTTCTTTGCTATTGGATCCACCAAGTGACCTTGGAGTAATATGGTGTGTTTCGGTATATGTTTCCAATAGGCGTGTCTGTCCACGTTGTGTTATATCCTTATACCATTTTTCGTATTTGTTCATGTATATATTTATATAGGTAAGTTCTACATAATATATTACTTTTAAATTTTATACAATAAAAAAGGGACCCTAAGGTCCCTTTTTTGTTCAACAACAAACCAATTTCACTGAAATGTTACATTTGTGATTGCTATTTCTCCGAGATAATCGGCTGCATTACCAAACGAACTTGCAGTATTTGTTAATTCGACGTAGCCGTAACGTGTCATAAAGGACACGACTGGTTCGAATGTGGTTGGATCTAGAACAACACCGCTGCTCATTAATGGAATATATGGGCAGTAGAATGCTGCTGCGTCGGTCTCGCTGGATCCCTTGTAGCCAACTAGAACTGGTGTTCCTGTTGGAGCATATGAGTCAACGAAAACGCGCATTGCATTGTTTAGTGTACCGACAAACTTGGTGTTTGTTGGTGCCTCGAATGTACCCTCAGTTGTACGGGCGAATGCACTTGTTGTAGCACTCTGTAGAACTGTTAGGGCTTCACTGGATACAACTGCCCAGTTACCTGCGCCACGGCGTGTACGCTGGGCGATTAGGTTAGCAACACGGTTGATTAGAACTGCTAGTGCAGCATGCTCATCACCAACGAATGTGGCTGTACCGGAAACTGTTGCCTGGTTGTATGTAAACTCAGTTGCGGCTAGGCTGCGTAGGCTTAGTAGGATTTCCTGATCAATTTCAGCAGTGATTTCCTGTGCTAGTGCTGCCATGATTTCTGCTTCAACGTCAATACCGTGCTGGCTTTGTGCATCCTGGGCTGCTTCAAATGTCCAACGTGCCTGGAGTTTGCGGCTCTTGGCCTCAACTGCCTGGCGTAGAATCTGGACACTGATTGGCTTACCACCATTGCCTTCTAGGCTAGCTGTATCAGCACCTGTATAGAAGGGTGGTGTACCTGCGGCGGTTGTTGTGCCGTTTGGTGTGCGTGAATATGCCTGGGCGATCTTGAATGGGCTTAGTGCCTCATCACCAGCGTAGACTCCAGCAACATTCTGTGGATCGCTGCCGCCGTATGGGCCTAGGGCCTGGGCGTAACGTACACGTAGTGTGTGGATTTGTCCAACTGGACCAGTCATTGGCTGAACGCCGACTAGTTCGTTAGCGATAACGGTTGGCATAACACGGCGGATTACTGGTAGAATAACGCGATTTAGTGTAGCGATATTACCAGCAACGGTTGTACCTGCTGAACTTTCTGCAAGTAACTGCTTACGGGTGTTCTCTAGGATTACACCCATATTGGAACGCTTGGTTCCGTTTAAGCCTTCTAGCAGGGCATCTTTGGTTTCGCCCCAACGGCTTTCTAATAGAACTTTAGACATTTGTATTTTCTCCTTGGTAATGTCAGTTTTTAGAGCCCTGCCAGGCGCTTGAACGTAATGAGATTATCTGTATCTTCATCATTTTCAATCTTCTTGGCAGTTTTATCACCAGTAATTACTTCTCGGGATTCATGTAGTGCTACTTTTTTGGTAGCAGGTTGTGCTTGTCCCCCTTGATTTAGTACTGCTGGTAGATACTTATCAAAAGCGGCCTTCAATTTTGGTGTCTGGACGCTTTCTAGGAGATCCTTCATAACTAAGGCTTTCTCCTCGTTTAGTGTACCAAGCAGTTCGCTTAGTGTACGCTCACGTAGGTTACTTTCCTTAATTACCCGTATCTCACGTTCTTTACTTTCAACTATTTGTTGAGCCTTCTTAATAACGCTAGTAGATTCAGCCAATTGTTGATCCCTGTCTGCTAGTTTAGACAACAACTTACGTGTCTCACTCTTTTCGTTTAAGTGTGTTGTACTAAATTCGGCAGCAAAGGCTTCAAATAGACGGCGTCCAAACTGGTTTTCACGCGCAGATTGGATGTCCTCCTTTAGTTGACCTATTTCACCCTTGAGTTGAGTTGCCACAAGTTTACCAACCCGTTTTGCACTCTCAGCAACAAATTTTGCTTTTAGTTTTGCTAGTTGTTGATTTGCTTCTGCAACTAGTTTAACTTTGGCTTCAACTACAGCACGTTTGTCAGTTTCAAATTCACGTATTTCTTTTGCCAGGGCTCCAACAACGAATTGTTCTAGTTTCTGGCGTGATTCAACTTGAATTTGTCTGTCAGCACGTAATTCACGTAGTTCATCTGCTAACTTTGATACCATAAAGTCGTTAAACTTTACGGCACTTTCATGCATTTTCTGTTTGGTTTTAACGCGATCTTCATTCATTTGACGGCGTTCTTCATTGAATTCCGCAATCTCCTGTGTAAGACCTTCTGTGACCATCTTGTCTAGGGCTTCTACCATTACATTTTTATCATGCTCATACTTTTGGGCAAATTCCTCACGGAGTTCTGTCCTAACTTGTTCACGGGCTTCGTTTAACTTTGACTCCCATGCCTCGTTAATGGCTTGGGCGGTTTCGCTGTTAACTATTCCGCTTTCCAATAATGGTTTGATAGCATCTAACATTTTATGCTTTTCCCTTTAAATTTTAAGTTCCTTGATAAGACGAGTTACCTCTTCTTTCAAGTATTTTTGAACACGGGCATCTTTGTCCAAATTTCCACCCTTAAGATTATCAAGTACACGGGCACCGCCACGCATATTCATTAATCCTTCATAGATTGCTTTAGGGTAGGCATTTGGAGCACTAGGTTGTGCCACGATATCCACAGTAACTATTTCAAAGTCACTGACTTTGCCAGAAACATCATCAACGTTGCCGCTTCCTCTGCTACTGACACCTAGTTTAACTCCACTTTCCAACATAGTACTAACTAGTTGACCCATGGGTGTTGGTAGAATCTTTAATTTTCCTAATCCATTTGGTCCATCCATCCACATATTAGTAATCATATGTGAAACACGATCCAAGTTTATCTTTAGGTCGTCTGGGTGGTCAACTTCTCCTAGTACTGAGTGGCCAGTTTGTATCTGTTGATTAAGTTGTTCAACTGCTTTTTCAATTTCAGGAACGGGGTAAACACGCTCATTTGCATTTTTTACCCCACCCTGTATGAAAATACCTTTCATGTATAGTGATTTTAATCCACTATCGCCTTCCTTAACACTCTCAACAACAATACTTGCCCTGTCAAATGTTAAGTTTTCTCTTAGGTATAAAGCCATTCTACTTAATCCTTTTAGATCATTCTTTTATTGGTACGCTTGCTCTCGGGTACAACATCTTTTACATTTACACCAGATGCCTGCTTTGTAACGGGCTTTGGTGCTGCCTCAGTTTCTACCTTTGCTCCTGGTGAATTCTTGAAGCTGCCTGCACCCTTTACTTCGCCTTGACCTTTTGAATAGGCATTGCTTGGTCCTTTAGGTGCTGTTGGCTGACCTTCACCACCATCTGAAAACTTGACTGGGCGGGCTGCCATTCCTGCTTGTCCAGAGTTTGCTGCTAGTGGACCCTTACGGCTACCACTATCGCTACCATCATTATGGGTGACACTGACCTTCTTCATTTCAACAGCCTCCATTACTTCTTCATCGCTGTCGTCATCTGCTGCATCATCTGCTGCTACTTCTTCGTCATCCATTTCTACTTCTTCTTCATCGCTATCACCAAATTCTTCTTCAAATGCGGCTAATAGTTGATCTAATTTGTCCTCAAGATCCATTATATCGTCTTTTGTTGCTGCGTCAGCTGAACCCATATCAGCACCAGCATCATCAAACTCCTCACCGCCTTCTACATCAAAGTCACCAGTAACTTCTTCATCTTCCATTTCATCTTCCATGGTTGGATAACCTTCTTCCATTTCATCTTCCATGGTAAGATCAGCTTGCTCCTCGGCTTCTATTTCCTGCATTAGATCACCAGTCATTGTTTCATCTAGATCGCCGTCCTCTAACTCCATTAGGTTCTCATAGATTTCACGACTTTTTTCAACCACTATTTCGTGGAATAATTGCTCTGCACGCTCTTGATCTTCGTTGATGATAAGATCAATAAGTTTTTCAAATTTTGCTGTAGACATTTAGGCTCCTTTTAAGTGTTAAATGGCTTGTAGGGTATTTACTCTATACACAAAAAAATAACGCAAAAACACTATATTTTTTGCGTTATTAGTAGAAATATACAATTTTTACTATTATAAGCCTGGCCCACCCTGTGCCGGAGCATATTGTTTACGGATTTTTTTAAGATCAATCGCCCTCTCATAGGCTTGTACTTCCTGCATACGACGTAACTTGTTTATTTCTTTTAGTAATAGTTTTGTCTTGCGTGATTCACCCCAGCGTACTTGCGAATGATCATCACTGTCGTCTTGCCAGCCACTTGGTGGCACTTCAAAAAATTCCATTAGTATCATGGTATTATTTATCTCATATGGTTGGTGTTTCTGGACCACCCGCTGCTGGTGGTGTCTGTACTGGCGCTGTTACTTCAGTGGGTGCCGCTCCTTCTTCTGGAGGTGGTGCTTCTAATCCCCCTGCTGTGTCAAGGTCACCCTCAACATCCGCCCCACTTATACCAACATTACGTAAGTCCGCACCTTTATTTTCACCCGCAACTGGTTCTTCACGTTCTTCGCCCCATAACTTTTCATTTTCTTTTATTTCTTCCTGGCTTAGTCCTAGGAATCTCTTAAGTGCGAATCGTGTAGAAATATATGGTAGTGCGGCAATCGTTGTAAACGTGTTAACCCTATCTTTGTCCAATTCACTCTGGCGGTAGGAGGCAAAATTTTGTGGTGGATTAAAACTAATATCAAATAATCCAGAATCAATATTAAATCCACGCCACCTCATGAATAGTTTAAATTCATCATTTAACTTTCTAGCAATATAGCCTTGTAGTCGCTCACAATATTGATTAAATCGGTACTCCTGTATCATGGCAGTACCTACTTTACCATCTACAAGTGGACGTTCACTATCTTCTGGGCCAGTAGGCAAATAACTGCTTGGTACACGTAATCCCCGTGCTAATCTATTGTTGAAATATTTTAAATCATCTATTTCACCTAGATTTTGACCACCGGGCAACGTAGTAACGTCACTACCCCGTCCATCAGCGGTAACTGGAAAGAAGTAATCCTCATTAATACTTAGGGGATTATAGGTAGCATCAACTACTGACTGGCCACCATGGACACTTGGTATACGGCGCTGGTGTATCTCATCTTTTATGCGATTGACAAATGCCATAGCCATATGACTTGGCATATTACCAACATCAATCTTAAATATACGTCTTTCTGGTGCACGTGCTATCCGGTAAATCAGTATAGCATCCTCAAGTAATTCTTTTTGCTTATAAACTTTAAAAATGTTTTCCAGTATACTTTGACCAAATGGCCAGTACCTATCTAAGCCCTCA